TTGATAGACTCCATTAATCTTTCCTCTAAGATTAGCTATCATCTCATCAGTAGATGTTCCAGTAAGTGTACTATTATAAACTTCTTGTGCTAATTCATTAGCAAACTCATTACCTAAATCTTCAAATGGTAAATAAGCTGCTCGTTTTAATTGTTGTATAGTTGTTAGATCAAGTTCTGTAATCTGTTTGAACTCATCAGGTATTGGATATTTTTTAAATGTAGCTACTAACCATGCAGCAGCTTGATCATATTCAGATATATTGGTTTGTACTGCGGTTAAATAAGTTTGTTCAATAAGTTGTTTAAGTTTTGGTCTAAGTTCTAATGCAGCAGTAGTTCTAAGTTTTAATGTTCCACGTTTAGGATTGATCTTAGCAGCTTCAGTAACAACTTGATTTTCTAACTCTTGTAAAGAACCTTGTAGTCTTTCAACATGAGTATCAGATAAATCAGTAACTCTTTTCTGCCTATAATTACCTAACTGCTCTACTAAATCAGCCATATTAAACTGTTGGAGTTTCTATAGGTGTCTGAGGGAACTCTCCAAGTCTAGTTGTTTGTTGTTCTATTTCTTCATCAATTTTAGATAATGCTTCATCATCATCAACAACTGTTCTAGCAATCTGTTTATCTAATTCTTTAATGAAAGTATCAGATTTAATATTAGATGCTTTTGCTTGTTGTAATACTTCAAGATCAGTAGCCCAATCTCTAAGATCAAATGATTCAGGATAATAGATAGCACCATCAAATGCTTTGTTTTGCCATTTTGCAAAGAATCTCCATATCTGTTCTTCTGCTAATTCCATAAGTTTAGCTTTCTCAGATAATCTAGCATTTAATAATTGGAACTCTGTTCTTAGTGCAACACCAGATACAGTTCTTTCGCTAGTAGACCTTACAGCCCCAACATGAGTTAGTCTGTTGATAGCATCAATCTTATTTGAAATAGTTTTTAATACACTATCCAAATTTTGTCCTGATGGCTGCAAGATATAAGGTTTCAATGCTGGATCAACATTATCAGGCAATTCTATAATCGCACCAGCACCAGCACTTGCGTCTACATCTCTAGTCTTAACAAGTGAAGGGTGGTTAGATAATCTTATAAGCTGTTCTATTTCAGATAACTCATTGTAGATTGATCTTTGTAAATCAGCAACATCAGTTAAATCAGATATACCAATTCCTCTATCGTATGATCTTTGGTTATATAAACAAACTGCTGGAATACTATTTAATGGATTAGGAACACTATCAATTAACTTAGGTTCTCTTGCACCCATTCTTTCCATTTCAACAGTGTCAATTCTGTCTAAATACCAAATCTTATAAATGTCTTTTTGTTTTGATCTAAACTCTCTGATTTTAAGGTAAGATAAATAATACTTACCAGACTTTGCTCTTTCCCAATCCCAATCTAAAACATTCTCAGGAGTGTAGATATTCATGTATGGTCTAATCTCTTGTTGTAATTCTTCTGCTCTTGTTCTTGCATTAGAATTAGGCTTATCAAGTAATAACCAACAATGACCATAGACACTTGCGTAAGTTTGTACTTCTCTTAGTAGAGCATCAAATGATCTACCTTCTAAATCAGCGTCATCTAAAAATAATTGTGTAGCTGGATCATCATTAAGAGATTCTAGTTTTCTAGTCGGCTTTACTCTAAATAGGAATGATGAATAGATATGAACTATGTTTCTACAATGGTTGTCTAATGGAGTGAACTGTAATCTCTTTTCAAATTCATTCTCTAATTCTAAGTTATATTCTTGTAGGTATCTGCCACCTTTGTATTCTTCACCACCTAAGAATGATCTTATGTAGTATTCCCATCTCCCAGCGTAATTGTCGTAAAGTTCGTGTCTTTCTAAAATCTGATCTCGTTTATATGCCATTAGCTAAACCTTTTTGGTTGAGAAGGTGGTAAATTACTACTGATTGGAAATAGATACTCTATAGCATAACCTAGTGCGTCTGTCATATGATCGTAACCATTCTTCTCAGGTATATTAGTACCCTCTTTGTATAATTGTTTCATTAAACTATTGATAAGGTTTTTACAAGAAGGATCAATATAAATAAATCTTTTCCCTTCATAATTACAAAGGCGACTATTCACAGAGTTAATCCTATCTCGGACTAGAGCATGAGTTGGTTTAGCTTTAACATTGAAACCAGCATTTTGCAATAGCATTAAATCTGTTTTCCCACCAGCACTTGTTTTTCTTTGTCTTGATGCTGGATCAGGATAAACAATAACCTTTTTAGGATCGTATTGTCTAGTTATCTCATCAATCATCTCTTGGGTATTACTAGAATAAATAACAATCTCTTTAAAGAAAGTAGCTACACCTTGCTTAACATAGAATAAACAAGCTGACATTGGGTCTATATTAAAGTCCATACCAATATGAATTACTGCGTTCTGATCTATAGGAACTGGTCTAACATTCTTTGCTCTATCAAAGTTATAATAAACCACACCAGCATATGTTTCAAAACTAGCTTCATATTCTTGTCTAAATGATCTAGCATCTAAGTCTTTCTTGGCTTGTTCAATCTCATGGGGTTCTACTTGTCCGCCTTCTATTGTAGTAAACTTCCAAGACTTCCATTCAGGATCACCAGCTTGTCCACGTTGAAACATATCATAAGACCAATTACCATAACCTTTAGGTGTACCTACAAATAATACTTTACCATTAACGTGCTTATCAGAAATAGTTGGTCTAAGAACTTCTGTCCATGCTTCTTCAGGTATATCTGCAAACTCATCAAGTACTAGAAAATTTAATCCTACACCCCTTAGATTATCTGCTGATTTATCTGCACCTTTTAAACTAATCTGACAATTATTGACTAGCACTACAGTTAATTCTGTTTCGTTAATGTATTTATCCCACCTTAATTCTTTAACCAGCTTCTTTAGCTGTTTCCACATAATCTCTTTAGACATTCTGTAGGTAGGTGATACATAGAATATCTTTCCATTATCACAGTGTCTTGCTTGTCTAAGTATTTCTACTAAGCATAAATGAGTCTTACCAAATCGTCTGCCTGTAATGAGAACTCTAAATCTTTTATCAGATGATATGACTTCTTTCTGCGGATTAGATAATGGCATTAAGTTTTTTCTTCTTAATCCAATCGGTAATTATTCGTTCTTCTTTTTCCATGTCGTGTACTGGGTACGCTGGTGTACTAGAGTGCTGGTGTATCTCCATAGTCCAACAATTACGACTCTTAAAGAAATCAAAGCCAGTAATGGTAAGATCACAATTAATAAAAGTGAGAAAATAATAAATCGCAATAAGACCAGTAGTAGGTCTTGGGTATGAGTATTTATTGCAGAGATTATTGTAGTCAGTAACATTCCAAAACCATATTTTATATTTGTCTAATTCCTTAGGGTATCTATTTAATCGCTTTCCACCTTTTTCGCAATTCATTCTCATAATCTTTTCAACATTAGGAATATAGCCTAAAGTTTCATGTGCTTTATTTACTAAGTTGTTAATCCAAACATCACAGGGTTCTTCTTGTACTCCAAGATTCATTCTGACAATGCTATTATATTTTAGATAGTCTTGTTCTTTAGGGTTTTCTGAATTGCCGACCAATAAGACTTTCTTGCCTTCAAAATAAGATACAGGATCAAACTCATTGGCTGAATCGTAATGTGTAATTGTCATAACCTGTAAATAATTCTCTCCACCACTTTTGGCTTTCTATTGTTGCATGAGCATTGTAACCATTAGGTAATATCTCTTTTGCTTTTCTACAGCATACACTTAGGAACACCCATTGATCTGAATAATTAAATATATCATTAATCGTATCTTTAAGACCATCTACTGGAATATGCTCTAATACATCAGTGCAAATAACTAAATCAAATCTACCATCTGGTTTAGTGCTAAACTCAGGTACACAAGGATCATACTTGGTAGCGTTCCAATTAGGATCATGGAATTGTGCTTTACCACAGCCATAATCTAATATGGTTTTAATTTGTTTATCTTTAATGATTTGATTAATCTCTGGTATGTATTGTCTTACAGTAGTGCCACGCCACTTCTCTGGTTTCTGGTGAACTAGCTTAGCTTGTTCTAACCATATATCATATAAACTCATGCTTCCTCTTTAACTTCAATACAGGTAATTTCCCATTCCCCTGTTTTAATTTGAATCTTTTTAAAATTGTCTACTGCTTCTGCTATAATTCTCATACCTTGTTTAGTGCAATCATCTTTGGTTTTATATTTAGGTATATCTGGTTCAAAAAATGTCATTCCTCTCATCATATCCATTTCAGAATCCCAAACCATTAAGTGCATTATAAGAACAAATGTTTTCAAACCTTAAATCCTTTACGCCATGATTTAACTGCCCAATAAGCTGGTGATAAACTTTTCTGCCCTTTTACCTTCGCTAATATAGGTCTAAATCTTGCCATAAAAGATCGTTGTCTAGCTGGTATGTTTTTCTTAATAGACATACCCTTTGCACCAAATCTAACTATCTGAACTCTACCAGTTCTATTGTTCTTAACGTAAACACCAAACTTTTTACTCGCACTTGGAGTTCTAAATGGTTTGTTTAAACTTACGTTCTTTCCTTTGTACTTTGCCATATATTTTCCATATACCAATTTTCTTTATCATGCAATCAGCACACCAGTATAATCCTTCTACAAGTACATCTGCTTTTCTTTTACAGTAATCGCACTTAGGCTTCATATCCAATCAATAGTAGGTTTTCCTTCATATCCTTTTTCCCAAATAAACCATGCAAAAGCTAACATTCCGCCACCATGAGATTTCTTACCTGAATCTGGGTTTTGAAATGTTATTCTTCTTGAAAATACATAAACATTTTTAAGTGGTGTTAATTTAAACATTTTACCTCTAGCAACACCTTCTAAAAAATTAATTCTACATAACATAGCAACTTTTTTATTAGCTAATTGACAAGCATGATAAGCAAATTCGCAACCTAGCTTAAATGGTGGGTTTGTTATAATATTATCTGTTTTTTTATTTGATTTAAGAAAATCTATTCCTGTATCTCCATATCCTCTATCAATTAAATCAGAACTATAAACATTATAACCTTCTTTAATTAATAAATTAGATATAGCACCATCACCACAAGCACACTCCCATATTTCACCTTCAAACTTTTCTCTTTGCAATAATGGATATGTTCCTTCAGGTGGTGTTGGGTAGAAGTCATCTTTTTGCCTAGAATTAGTAACATCATGTCCAGCCATTCTCATTTTGGTTAGATTGTTACCTTGTGATATATTTAATATGTCGTCAGCCTTACCCATTATAAGTCAATCACATCTCCCAATGGTAAAGGTTTATAATCTTCTTGTTCATCATCTCTATCTTGTCTTAGATAAACTTTACCTAACCACATACTCATCTGTGCTGAATTAAGTTTAGTCGCAATATCAAATTGTGTCTTTCTTATGGTAGTTTTTGCCCTAGCAACCCCACGTTCATAGGCTTCATCAGCTTCTTGTGATCTATATATAGTATCTTTAGAACAACCAATGATTTTAGCTATTTCTTGTTTGCTACACATATAACTAGCCATATCCTCTACTTGTTGTAGCACTTTCTCATTAAAATCAAACTTAGGTCTGCCTATTGGCTTAGCTTCTACTGTGATAATTTCTTTGTTCTTAACCATAATTAACCGAGTATGTAATCGTAAACTTATGGATTAATCTTTTTTTAAACTATTTGCAAGATATTCTAAGAACTTATTATTTTGGGATAGCAAGTCGCACACGCCATTAATACCTGTTTCACAGACTAATTCTTCATGGTTGCTAGGTATTTCCCACGAATAATGATCTGCTATGACGTGCATCATCTCATGTAGAATACAGTTTACTGTTGTTGCATGGTCTAATGATTTATCAATATACATAGTATTCGTATCAGGTTCTACTTCAGCCATAATATTTCTTTTAGATGCTTCTTTATGGCTAATATATTTTATTTTGATGTTTCTATGTCCGAAAACCAGAGATGTAGGCTTTCTCATTTTTTCTTCTTACGTCTAGTAGATGATTTGCCTTTTCCAGCTTTTTTAAATTTACCTTTAGCGAATGTCTTAGTGTAAAGTTCTTTTAGCATTGTACTTGTTGTAATCATTATTGATGATCCTCTAGGTATAAACTAAATGATGCTGATACTGCACAAGTTGCATCTGCTTTTGCTCTTATTTCTATGTCTGATTTTTGATCTACTAAAATAGGTATCTCAAACTTTCTATAAACTGGAACACTAAATGATGATTGATAACCCACTGTATTCCATACGTTACCATTATTAATACCTTTAACCATGATTTTGGATTCCAACTCTTTTTGCTTACTCATTCCAATAGATGCAGATACAATCCATGCTCTTTTATTAACTGGTACAGTATAGATACATGATAAGTTAGAACCATAACCTACAGGAATTGTTGCAACTGTTTTAGAATCTACTGTAATAGTAATTGTTCCTACATTAGCATCACCTGTATTAGCTGTAAGCATACGAGCATTAAAAACTCTAATAAATGTTGTTGTAGAAGCTGCTCCACCGATTGTTATGGTTTCAGATGCAAGATTATAATTTTCATCTAATCCTGATATTAAAACTGTTCCGTTATTATCTGCTGCTGTATTTGAACTTGTGGCTACTGCTGTTGTTGCAGTTGTAGGATAAACATAAATTCCACCAACTGATGTAACAGTTTCAAATGATGTGCTGACATCTGGGTTATAACCAAACTGACCAACTGCACTAAAATTATCTACTAAACCTTTTTGTACGTTAATACCAAAATCAAATTCTAAAAAGGGTCTGCTGTTTTGAATGTTAAATCCCATCTATTTTTTCTTTTTCTTTTTTGCTTTTCTTGCAACAGAGAGTGCAATCGCCACAGCTTGTTTTTTTTTCTTTCCAGCTTTCATCTCTCTCTTGATGTTGCTGCTGATAGTTTTTTTTGAGTAACCTTTTTTTAGTGGCATACATATTCTCCAAAACAATCATTAGGTAGGAAGGGGAAATAGAAAACCAACAATCAATTAGTTTTTTTTTGTTTCAAACCTACCTAATGACCAACTGTTAAGTTTGTTTTTACACTACAACAAATAAACTTATTCGTTTTCTTCGGCAAGTCTTTTTTTGACTAATTGCTCATAAGCCCAATGACCACCTTGCTCGGCAGCCACCTGGAATTCATCTTTGTTATCTTGTAATGTTTTAGTAAGGCTTTTCAATCTAGGTATGCTAGACTTAATATCTATTTTCTTTTTCATATTTATAATGTTTTTATTGTTATATATACTAGTATTTGATTTATTTAATTTACTTAATTGTTCTGTGGTAGAGTTTATGGTCGTTTTATGGTCGTTTTGCTTGTCCAAAGATTGATATTTTTCATATTTTACAATGGCATATACACTAAGTCGTTTGGTCGTTCTTTGGTATAAATTATGGTTGTTTTTTAACCGCCTAATTATTGATTTTACCTTAGATTTTGTAATATCAAATTTCTTAGCTAAATCTCTTTCAGCTATACAAACTTCACCTCTGTTTAGAAAAATCTTTTTACCACGATAAATAACTTCTACAGACTCATGCGAAGCCATAGCCATTAAATAAATAAAAATAGATATATCTAATTGGTTTTTAAAGTCAGAAGAATTAAATATCTTTCTGTGTAGTAGAACAAAGCCGTTCTTGTGATTCATAATTACCTTCCTTGAAATAATTTGTTGTTTCCAAAAATTCTTTAACCTGATTGCATGGAGATTTCAAACATAAAATTTTTGCAATTCTCATTGGATTAATGTTATACTTTTGCCAGAATTTTTTCTCATTCATGCCATGTTGCTGAGAATGACAAGTATAGCAAAGTGGAACTGTGTATCTATCATCTTTCTGACCAATACCAATATTCCCAGAAGGTAAGTGTCTAATGTGTGCTACCTGAACCGAATCACTACCACAAATCAGGCAAGGATATTGTGCCACATACATCAAATGTTTCTTAGATTTTATTAATTTTTTTTTGTTCACTATATGTTCTATAGCGTAGCCACTCTTGGAAGGCAAAAGAATGGCTACAAATATAGCTAATACTTATAAGTTGCATAATTACAACACTTAAATAAAAACAACCAGATAGTGAATATAGCTATTGCAAATAAATACAAATCATGGTTTTATAATCTTATGAAACAAATCAAGGAAGGCAATATGCAAATCGGAGATCAAGTTTGGTTATACTTAAACAAATCAAAATTACACAGTGGTGATTTTGGTGGTTGGGTTGCTGGTAAAATAGTTGGTTTCACAAAAAAGAAAATTAAAGTTTGGAACTATGCTACACCAGATGTTTACAAAGATCCAAATTATCCTGTTGCAAATTACTTACCTAAATATGTCAAACCAAGAGAGGAAGGAAAATAATGAACA